CAAACAACAACACAAAACCAACGCTTTGCACCAAGATACGGTTTCAATTCAACGCAAGAGATTTCAACTTTAGGATCAGTTATACCGCTTATCTATACGAACAAAGAAACGATTGCATCTATTGCCTATGGTGGCGTTCGAGTTAATACGCAGCTGCTCTGGTCGCAAATTTATAGCCTTGGTGGATCGCAAATGCTTCGGGCGATCTTTCTGGTCGGTGAGGGACCAATAGCGGCTATTGAGCCTAGCAATTTTGCTTCTGGTGGTAACACTTTAATTAGCTACGACTTCGGCACAACAGCAAACTCCATAGGCAGCCGAATGACCATTTATGGGCGTTATGCCAGCGGCTTGACTACTCGCATTCAGTCATCGGATCGCATTTACGGCAGGCAAGCTAGTGAAGATCCTGGGAATGAAAGCTCAAGCAATGTTTATGCAATCAAAGTTGGTAGCAGTGTCACATCAGATTTTTCAGCTGCTGAAAAGCCAGCTAACCAGACAACGTTTGGACTTTATGGATTCTGTGGAAATGATTTTGCATACCGACCCAATCCAACCTTTGAGCCTATTGTCAGGCCGCAGCTAGTTCCCTATAAGAAAGACGGTGAGACGAAAGTCAAGTGCATAACAGACGAATCGAAGTGGGCAGTTAGGCGTAAACAACAAGTAGTTTACAGCTCAAGAAGTGGGATCACTGCACAGGGTATTGACACAATTGGCGGGCAAACAACATACAACCTTTACTCAAGCAGCGATAAGAACACAGCTTTTAGTAGGGCAATCCGGGATATTTTTACGATCAGCGATTGGGACATTGATGTTGAGCTAAGTGTTGACACAACAGGGACAACTTTAGAGGTGGAGGACACTAGTTCAGGTGGAAATGGAAAACTAAAGTTTAAATACGATGACACAAACAACACCAATTCTTCCAGCGGCACTGCTGCCCTCGCACAGCAACTGCTAAACAGATTCACGGCAACCATTAAAGAGATAAGCGAAGGGCCAGGCGTAACGCCAGGATCTGTAAACGATTGGGGTTATGTTGCTTATAGTGACAATCTAGATAATTCAGCGGCAAGAGAGAAAGACATTGCAGCAATTGCAGTGAGAGTGGAATTAGATACCAGCAGCATGAGTTTGCGAGAGATGCAGCTGTTGAAAGCATCAAAATTTAAAGTTAGGCTGACCAATGATTTAGTTGCCGATGACCCTGAAGATGACATCACGGTCATTCAGACGCACCAAATGACAGTTACTTCAGGCAGCTTCATAGAGCTTTCTACTGATAACGTTGACGAGAATTTTTCCTTAAACGAAAGCACTTTTACTTTTACTGCTGACGGAAATACGTATACCGCACTAAACGGCGTAAGCCTTCAAGGAGGGCTTCTTAATGAAGAAAAAGTTATAAGCGAAAGTGCGCTGAATGCAGTTTACCAGTGGAGCAGGGTGCCTGCTAGCGATACTGCAAATTACTACACTTTAGTCTCTTACATTAACTTGAAAGATATTTTTGCTGAAACATGTGAAGACATTGCAGCATCAATCGCTGGAAGGCAGAAGAGTTGGGACAATTCAATTGTCATAGGTGAGCTATACAAAATCGGTAGCGGGCTGGCGGTTTGCACTGCCAGGACAGGCAACCCCTTCGCCTCTAATGCTGATACAGAGTTGCCCCAGAGTGTCAACGCAACCTTTAAAACTGTAAGGACAGGGGCTGTACAGACCAATAATCAAGCAGATATTGAACTTGATGGTGATGATTGGTACGACTCAAGTTCTAGGCCGAGCCGCAATACTGGAACAACTGACGGCCACATTATGCGATGTGCAATTGCTTCATTCTCTACATCTAGGCCATGCGGCGCAGTTGAGATCGGAATCCGCTCAAGACTTGGAATTAGGGTGAACAATATTGCGGCATTTAATACACTAAAAAACAACAAATTTTGCGACAATAAAGCTTGTTTAGATTATAAAGGCAACATTCTAGACGAAGGCACATCTCTTTATACAAATAATTATAGGTCTAACACTGTTTCTACTCAAGTCGAAAGGTATTCATTCTTCAAAATCTACTACCGTCAAGCCGGAGCCAGCACCTTTACAGAGTTGCAATACAGTTATGGGGTTCGTGGTTCTACCTCAGAGAATATCTTTAATTATTTTCAAATCTCATTCAATGGCGACATAAAGATATGGGAGTTTCAACTTGAGCCGCTTTCAGGGTGGGAGGTCCGTGAAGAGCGATCAGCTAACCAGCTCTATGTTTTAGAGGCTGGATTGCCTGAGCAAGTGATTGGTGATTCTGGGCTCACAGTTCGATTTAATGGGACTGCTGTGGCGGGCACTGCTGATACGTTCGCAATTTCCGTGGGCAGAAGAAGCTCAGGGCTAGACACTGCTTCGGTACCGTTCCAGTATCCAGAAAGCGATGCAAGATATTCAAATAACGATTTATCATTAATTGACACTTGGGGCAAGCTTGCAGAGTCATTTATCTTTGACGAAGTAGTTTCATCAGCGTCAGCACCAGAACATGAGGTGACTTATGTAAACGAAATAGTTTCAAATGTTGACAACAACGGAAACACTTACGCACCTAACTACGACAACCTTGCCTTAATCGGAGTCAACATTAGCTCTTCAGTTGAGTGGCAACAATTCAGCCAATTTAGTTGCTATGTGACAGGCGGTAAAACCTGCCGTCAACTGCGGAGCAGCTTGGCCGTAGGAGCAACGCATTTACTCCCAGACATTGTGTTGGACTTAATGACCAACAGCACCTACGGGAGAGGCGATTTAATTACTGACGACATGGTGAACTTTACTGAGTTCACTGCTGCAGCCAATTGGTGTTACTCACGCAAATATTTCTTTGATGGCGTAATTGCCGACAAGGTCAACATCCGTCAATGGTGCGCTGATGTTGCAGCAACGCATCTGTTGATATTTGGCGAGTCTGACGGCAAGTTCTTCCTGCGTCCAGCCCTGCAGTTCGATGCTGTTGCTATTACGGGCCTATTTACTGCAGGCAATATTGTAGAAAATAGCTTCAAACTTCAGTATTTTAATCCTGAAGAGCGTGACCCTATTCAAGTGTCTGTGCGCTATCGCGAGGAGCGTGCCAGCACAAACCTGGACAACCCAGGGATGTTCCCGACTGTTCGCGAAGTGTTGGTGCGTGAATCATCCGCCAGCTCCAGTGTCGCGCTCGAAACCATCGATATGTCTGACTACTGCACCAGTCGGCAACATGCCATCGATGCAGCCAAATTTGTCATCAGGATGAGGCGCATTCCAACTCATACTGTTTCGTTCACCACAACGCATGAAGGCGTTTTGATGGCAATGGCACCGGGCGATTACATAAAAGTAGGGATGGACGCAACTGAGTACGACGAGTTCAATAACGGCGTCGTAACTCCTGAAGGCGCGCTAGTCAGCACAAAATCATTAGCTAATGGTTCCTATACCGTAATCGCTTGGAACGGTGACGCCGCTACAACACCAGCGGACACCACGCTGGCTGTTAGCAACAGCGGCAAGACAGCAACACCTACAGGAGTTGTATTCACGGTTAAGCTACCGAGCACGCAGGTTCGCACTTATCAGATTGAGCGCATAACGCCAACTGAAGAGGGCACGTTTACAATTGAAGCAGTGCATATGCCAACCAACAGCTCAGACATTCTTGAGCTTGCCGATGGCTTCGATAACGCTGGCAACTGGAGCATCACCTAACAATGGCAACGACGTTCCCGGCAGTTCAACCAACAAGTCGGCGCTTTGTTGCTCCGATATGGCCGACCAGAACACAGGTATCGCAGTCAGGTGTGATCACCCGCCGGTTGTGGGGCAGCAGGCCCAGTAGCGCGAGGCTAGGCCTAAAGTTCAATAACATCAACGACACCAACACAGCAGCAATCCTCAGCGCGTACAACAGCGCGAAAGGTTCAGTTGACAGCCTCACGCTGCCGTCGCAGATATTTGCTGGTGCAGACGCTACGTTACAGAGCTGGCTGAATGCATCGGCTACAGGGGCGGGCCTGCTGTGGTCTTTTAGCGAAGGCACGTCGCCACGAGTTGAAAGCGTTGCCCCAGGTCGCTCTAATGTCACTGTTGAACTGACAGCAGAGCTTAGAATGAATTAAATCTCAGCACGATTATGGCAGTACGGACAGGCGCAACTGCGCAATTAGGCTTCAGTGCCAGTGGCACCGGCACATACACAACCATCGCAAAAGTACGTGACATCACGTTAAACATCAACCGCGATGCGTTGGAAACAACTGGCATCGGCGAGAATGACCGCACCTACGCCTACGGCATCCGTGGAACAAGCGGCAGCGGCACGCTCTTGTACGATCCCGTTGATAGTGGCACTGCCGCCATCATCAACCAAGTCCTAGACGAGACTGAAGCTCTTTCGACGATACAGTTAAAGCTCGACACCGGCAGCACCGCTGGCACGATCTCGGGCTCTGTCCTGATCACCGCAACCGGCGCATCCGTAAGCGTGGGTGATCTGATCACCGTTCCGATCAGTTTCACAATGTCTGGCAAGCCTACTGGCAGCTTCTGATGGCAATTATTGGCAACGGTGGCATTCTTGAATTAAGCCGTGAATGGCCGGAGCCTAGGGCTTTAGCTCCTAATGCGCTGAATATTTCTACTGCAACGCTATCCATCGACGATCCCCAATATTGGACTGGGGATCGCATAATTCTTGCGGCTGAGGGTGGTCTGCCGATTGATGGAGATGACAATGGTTTTGCTAGCAATCCAGGCGGACAAGGCATTTATTACGGCAGCATTTATGACCTTGGGCCTGCTCGTGTGCATGTAACTGCTCCAAGTGCTAACTATTACCAAGCAACCAATACGGTCCCGTTTTATAACACTGCCACCACTACTGGATTAATCACACAGGTCGATGCTTATATCAATATGGACGACCTAGACCGTGCCAAGCTCTATAAAAGTGCGATTGCAGCTTATAACGCAGATTCTAGCCAAATTCTTGCGCTAAAAAGTGTTAATACTGAAAACCTTGTCATCACACGTTATAACGACACACCCGAATATTCCAGTGCCATTGACTTAGCAGCATCCAGTATTAAGCCGCTAACACTACCATCAAGTAGTCAAAAATTAGAAGACGTGATCACGGTGCCGTCTGGAATGACTGCCGTGGCAAGTAACCCTGATTCCAGGGGCTGGCTGGTTCAATGCGACCTGCAAGAATGGGCACTCAGTGTTGATGCAAGCAATCTAGACATGACCGCGATTGGCGAAACGTTTGGCGAGAACACAAAATCACTGGTGCGTGGCGCTGGTTCGCTTACGTTCCTGGTTGATCAGCGCCACGTAGATAGAGATCAAAGCAGCACGACATTATTGAGGCTGGTTATGTTGACGGAAAAGCAAGCCAAGTCAAGTGCCAAGTTTTATCTGTTTAAAGACCGCAATCCAGTGCTGCCTCAGGTAGGTTCCACTGCTTACTACGACTGCGATATTTTGCTAACGAACACGCGCATTGACGTAAAAGCCACCGACATCATCTCCGGCACCAGTGACTTTGTGGCAACAGGGGAGATTGCGATAAAATTTGAACCTTGATAGACTGGCTGTACTGGTTAGAAGAAGGATTTTAAGCCTGTGTCGTCGCTAGAACTTGCAGGCGCTACCGGCGCTTTAGACAATATCAACGCGACACAGGCTGAGTTCCGAGTTCAGATCGCAGCCCTCAATGACTTGATGCGTCAGGTTGCTGGCACTGCCAACGTGGCAGCCGGTAGCACTGAAATGGTGGACCCGCTAACAGCTCCGTTCACGTTATATGTCAACCCATACATCGGAGAGGATACGTTTGCCGGTGGTTCGTACAACACCTATGAAGCCCCCAGTGGCAGTACAGACGAAGAAATAATCGAAGCCAAACTAAAACGACTAGACAAACAACGCCTTACCTGTGGCTTCAGTCCTCAGCGTCCATTTAAGACTATTAACCGCGCAGTGATTGAAGCTGCGATTATCACCAGCAAAGACTGGTACACAATTACAGATCCAAAAGCGCATCTTGATTGCGTCTCAATCGTTATTGCTCCAGGCGTACACACCATTTACAACGATCCAAGCACTGGCACGCCTGTGACTTGGGTCGATGGGTATGAGCCGACACCAGCAGAACTAGTTGAGTTTAACCCGACGAATGGTGGGCTATTACTGCCGCGTGGTTGCAGCCTATGTGGTCCGGACCTACGCAAATGCACATTCCGCCCGACTTATGTCCCAACTCCTACTGACGAGCTTGCAGATCGCAGCAATCGTAGCGAAATTTTTAAAATCACTGGAACGGGTTATTTCTTCGGCTTCTCAATTTTTGACAAGATAAATACGACAACCAGCCATCACTTGTTATCTGCTTTTGGTTTTGCTAGTAAAGCGGAACTCGATGCGTTTTACACAAAGATCCGCACCTACGTTGGCAGCCCTGCAAATTTAAGCGATGCGATAACCGTCACCCGTGACACTGAATTTAAAATCGTTGGCCCAATTGAGGGGACACCAACTTCAGCATGGGACACGACCCAATCAGCATCACCATACGTTTTTAACTGCTCAATTCGTTCTGAGTATGGACTAGGCGGCATCCACGCTGATGGAGCGAAGGTCGAAGGTTTGAAATCAATGGTGACCGCGAATTTTACGGGCGTGTCGCTTCAAAAAGACATGGACTGCTGGGAGCTTTATAGCAGCGGCACATGGGGCGCAATGCCCAACTACACAACTTATATCAGTAGCGATCCGAATAATGTACGGATGAAGCCAACGCGGCGCAGCTTTCATATCCGCGCCATTAATAACGCCTTTATCCAAGAAGTCTCAATTTTTGCAATTGGGCAAGGGATTCATCACGCAACTGAAAGTGGAGCTGAGGTAAGTATTACTAACAGCAACTCTTCCTTTGGTGGTTGTGTTGCATTGTCTAGCGGTTACAAAACAGAAGCATTTGGTATCGATTCCGAATGGCGTTTCGCTTATTTTAATGTACCGCTGAACATCAGCGAAAAAACTGGCAACGTCCAGAAGTATTTCCTCGGCACAATTAGTGACTATGCAGATGGTCAATTCCGCTTCGACATGGCGCAAGATTTAGTTGCGGCTGAGGGCTCTACAACAGTGCCAAAGATTCTTGATGACCTAGGGTACACATTGCGCGAAGACAGCTACGTCTGGGTTGAAAACCCCAATGGCACCGACTGGCGAGCACAATTGAACGCCAGTGCATGGAGCACTAGCGATCCTAATCGCATTCTTTTGAAGGCCAACTCACCGCTTCAGGATGAAGATAATGTCAGCCCAGGCATACCACCAAACTCAACAATTAATCGAGCAATTGGTCGTCGAGTTTATGTTCGTCGATTAGTAGACACTCGCACAGCATCTGAACGCCGGTTAAGTATCGGCATGTTTGCTGTGCAGGAATCTACTCGTGTGGTACAGCGCGACTACATCTTGCAGCTTGATCCAACAGCACCAGTTCTGGCTGGTGATGTTGACCCTTACGTGAATGGCACGTTACCTACCAGTGACCCGTTGGCAGTTACCACTGTCGCGCAAAAGGACATTTCTGGAACGGACTTCCCGCAGTTCAGCTCTATCTATAAAGGGATGGAGATCCAGATACGCCGTACCAATCCAGCCGTTAGCTATGCGGCTAGCACCTTTTACCGCAAGGGCACAACCGCTATCTACGCAGAAAAACATTTTACGGCTTTGCGTGATGTCACTACGCCTAGCTCTGGTGGTCCTAGTTCAACGGACTGGCAGGAATCATTTGTTCACATGTCTAGTAGTTTTAGCCCGGATGAAAAACTAGATAATCAAAGCTATACAATCACGCTCGATAATGATACTGCAAATAGTCAGTCCAGTACAACATTAGGTTTTGATTTCTCAACGCTTTGGACTGCGAGTGCAGGTGCTGGCACTGTTACTGAGTCGATTCAAAATCAGTACCAGACAAGCAACGATTACCAGGGCGCTTATGCGCTTTTGAGGGCGCTAGGTTTCAGCATTGCCGCAAGTCATGCAGCATTACAGCCAAGAGCAACTGATGCCCGGATTCGTAAAGTCAACAGTACATCAGACTTCCCTACCGCTCCGTCAGGTGGTTTAGCAACATCACGAAACGCTTGGGCAGCCGAGTTTCGTAGGCCATCAGTTTTAAGATTATTTGCTCATGCTTTTGAATGGGCCGGAACGCTGAATTACAGCAAGGCGTTCCCAGCTGTGCAGCAACAATTAACACCGCTGAATAAATTTAGTTACTACTTCACCAACAAGCTTGGAGGGCGTGTTTATCCCTCTGGCTTTAATGAAGAGGGCTACATCGTTAAAAGCACCGGCATTGAAGATCTAAATACAGGTCAAGCGCAAAGTTTGACAGCACTGGCCAGCGTTGAAGAAGATCCGGTTACAGAATTTCCAGCTGGCATCAGTGCTCAGGGCGAAAGTTTCTTTAACGATATTACGATCCAAGGCGAAGCAAAATTTACTCTTAGTGCTGATCTATCTACAGCTGAAAATTCACTTGGGCCTGTATCGCTAGCAACCATTGAAGATGTTCAAGGCACTGCAAAGGCTGAAAATGATGCAAGCATTCTGGACAACAACCAGCCGAAAGCAATCACAAACCTCAGCCTAAATTACTGGCGTGAGTACAACGCATTACTGAGCGGTAAGGTCTTCAGTTTTGAAGCTGGCACTGATGCTGATGAGGTGCCCGTGTCTGGGATGCTGGGTCGTATGGCATTTGTTGATGAGTGGTGCGGCTACGCTCAAGGCGGTGGTGCTGTTACACAAGCAACTAGCAAATCTACAGGCGTAACGTTAAACACTCCATGCGGCCAGATTGCAATGAACGGAGCTGCACTTGCTACAGGTACTGCTGTTTCCTTTACACTGACCAATAGCCAGATTAGTCCGCAAGATGTCATTGCTGTCAGCATTAAATCCGGCGCTACAGCTGGCGCTTATTCGGTCAGTACGCTGGACATCGCAAGCGGTTCGGTAAAGATTGCGCTGCGAAACCTTACCGCTGGGTCACTGTCTGAAGCGGTGGTTCTTAATTTCGTAATCATCAAGTCCACCACAACCGTCTGATTTTCTGCTATGGCCATCAAGGAACAGTTTTACGACAACCGCCCAAGGGTTCTTTTAGACCCGCGTGCATCGCATCGCATCGATCCGAGGTTTAAGTATACGCGGGATTCCATCGGCACTTATGTAGACGCTAATGGCATCGTTCAAACAGCCAGTGCTAATGAGCCACGATTTGATTATGACCCCGTGACTGGTGAAAGCTTGGGGTTGTTGGTGGAGGAGAGTAGAACAAACACAGTTGTAAATAGCCAAGTATTTACTAGCGGCTTCAACCGCTCCGGCATTAATCCACTTACTCAAAGCACAACTGTTACTACTCCTGCAGGTTTAACAGATGGTGTTGGTGTAATTACTGAATCTAGCGGTGGAACTGTTCACGAGTTTTATGCAGCTAGTAGTACTCAAGTCACTGGAAAACGCACTTATAGTATTTTTGTAAAACCAAATGGTAGAAACTATTGCGTATTGAGTACATCTAGTTTTACTCATGATTTGGTTAACGGTACAACTTTAGGTTCAGCATCTGGAGAATTTTTATCAGCTACAACAACTAAGATTTCCAATGGTTGGGTGCGTTGTACTTTAACTCGAAATCACTCTAATACTTACGATCAGTTTGATTTTAAACTTGCTAAGGACGGTTTAAATGATTATGCTTATAGCGGAGATGGTACGTCTGGCGTTTACGTCTGGGGAGCTCAACTAGAAGAAGGTTACCCAACCTCCTACATCTCCACGTCCGGCAGTGCCGTAACCCGTGCCGCCGACCTCCTATCCATCGAGGCCCCGCTACCTGCTACTGGTTCGCTCTACATCGATGCTCGCGCCCTTGGTGCAAACGAAAACGACACTTTGCTTTCCTTAAAAAACGATAGCAACAACAAGATTGATCTTGCATATCTTTCCAACACTGCTACTTACAATTCGCTGGCGCTAATCGCCAACTATGACGGTACTAGCAAACCATCACTGCCATTGCCGGTGCCCACCACCGACCGCGAACGCAATATCATTACCTACGGCGCTAATAACTATCAATACGGACGTGATTCATCACGGTTTGCCCCTTCATTAAGCAGCTCAGTCCCTACTAACCTCAACAAGCTGTCGATTGGCCACGATGCAGTAGATGCAACTAAGGCATTTAACGGCTACATCAACACTGTTTATGCATGGTCCGGTGAACTAACACCTGAAGTCGCTGAAGCATTGGTGCGAGGTGAAATCGACGCCATTGACGCCGACACCTACCTCCCAACAGGTCCAGCCGGATCATTAGCACTGGTAATTAACACTCAGGGTGCCGCAGCTGACGGCGAGAAAACGTTTACTTTGCCTGCCGAGAGCGTCGCCACCGACAACGACATCGTGATCACATGGGGCGATGGCACAGAATCCGGCCTTGATGGTGCTGCTGCAGAGCTAGGCGCTATCGGCTTGACGCACGCTTACCCTTCTGCCGGTATCTACCCTGTTTGGGTCGAAGGGAAAATGCAAAATATCCAATACAACAACATCAGTAACGCAGACGATTTGCTGTTGATCGCCGAATGGGGCACGGGCGACATGCTCACAGCACCGAGCACGATGAACAGTGCTTTTTACGGCTGCAGCCAAATGGATTTCAGCAGTTCTGCACGCAACACAAACAGACCTGATACAAGTGCTGTTACCGACTGGACAAATGCATTCCGCGATTGCAGCAGTATTACTGGAACTTTCCCGTCGTTTGATTTCACCGCAGCTACGACCTTCTCAAGCACATGGAAGGGATGCAGCAGTTTGGCTTCTATGCCAGCAATCTTTGTCGCTGATGGTGATGTAACGGAAAACGTGACCAACTTCATCGACGCCTGGCGTGGCTGCAGCAGCCTTACTAGTTTCCCATTGATTAATACTTCTTCAGGTACTGACTTCAGCAACGCCTGGAACCAATGCAGCAGCCTTACTAGCTTTCCGTTGATTGCTACTTCATTAGGTACTGACTTCAGCAACGCCTGGAACCAATGCAGCAGCCTAACTAGCTTCCCGTTGATTGATACTTCTTCAGGTACTAACTTCAGAAACACCTGGGGTGGCTGCAGCAGCCTTACTAGCTTTCCGTTGATTGCTACTTCATTAGGTACTGACTTTAACAGCGCCTGGACCGGCTGCAGCAGCCTTACTGATTTCCCCGCTGGCTTCTTTGATTCATGGGCCGGGACACCTGTTGATGAGTGCTTTTATCTAACTTGGGACAATTGCTCAAGTCTTACAGCGACTTCAGTCGATAACATCCTTGTTTCAATTGCTGCCTCCGGCGTTTCCGCACCTAGCGGCACCGATACTGACGATAAAAAGATCACCATTGACTACGACGGCACAACCCTCCCAGGCACTACAGCCACTGCAATCACCACCCTTAAGTCCCGTAACTGGGACATTTACCTGAACGGAGTCCAGCAATGACACACTTTCTGCGCTTCCCTGACGAGCCCGCCTTCAACGCAGCCTGCGAGGCCGCTGGTCTCTGGATCGCTGACGGCAACCCCCGTCCCCTGCTGCTTTCCCATACGCACACCATGGATGTGCTAGGTCCATTAGTACAGGTTTCATTTACAGGCAACAGCATCAACTGGAGTGACGCAGATGAAGGCATCATCTTTAACGTTGCTTTAAACGATGACAAAACAGGTTGGGTTTATAACGCAACTGCTACTGCACATTCAGAGCTTTTGCTTGCAAGTTACAACGTTAATTTCTCGGATCAAATAAACGGCAATTACGATTCTGCGGTGCTTGAAGCCACCATGGAAAACGGAACCCTATCTGTTGATCGTTTAAT